AACTCCGATGGTGTTGTAGATCACGTAGAAATATGTGAAGCAGCTAGTCCTGGTGGATTTACAACAATTGGTTTTAATACTGGTAGTCCAAATGATCCAACAAAAGAAGGGTGCTGGAGAGTTCATAGAAATTATCTTTTTGTTATGGCTGTTGTAAGACCTAAATATCCAGTTCCATTAAAACCAACAACATCTGTTGCTACAAGTAAAAAAGCAACAGCGGGTGTAGCAGCAGGTGCCACAGCATTAACTGGAGGCATGTTAGTAACTCATCCAGGGACAACAAATGGAACGACTGTTACTTCTCCAAGCAAGACAGTTTTTGTAGCTCCTCCATTTCCTTCTTCTCAAACTTCATTTGCAGTAGGTCAAACAAATGATGCTGTATGGACAGTTCAAAAGGCTTTAGAAAAAGCAGGTCTCTTACCAAAGGTATATGACACTGGAACTATGAATATCCAAACAGAGTCAGCATTAGTCAAGTATGAAAAAAAGCAGGGTATTACCGTAGCAAAAAATACTATACCTCAGATAATTTATGATGAATTAAAAGGCACATTATGAGTTTAAAACATCATTTTAAATTTCAAATTTTTGATGCAAAGCAGCTTATGATAGCTTCTACAGGAGCATTCAGCACCTGGGCTGCAACAGGATTTCAGCGTGATTTGCCACATATCGGGTATGTTTTGGTCGGGTTCATAACTGGAGGGCTGGTATCTCATAACTCTATGAATAGCCCTAATGTGTTGCCAGACTCTCATATTCAAACTCCTTATGTAAATAACATAAATGACGGGGATAAAGGTGTTCCAGAAAAAACTCCAGAAGCCTACCAACCAGAAGGCACAGATGTAAGAAAGGTGATAAAAATAAATAGTGGAATTATAAAATAGTTTGTGAAAATTATGCGTTATTTATAAATACTGCTATTATTTATTTACATATGGATATTCAAAAAACGTATTGGCAAAACAGCGAGAATTCAATGGCTCTCCATTTCCCTATTACAAAGGTTAACAGAGAGAAAAGAACCGTATCTGGCTGGGCATCGTTAGATAATGTTGATCGTCATGGAGATATTGTAACTAAAGATGCAAATAAAAAAGCATTTGGTAATTTTAGAAAAAATATTCGTGAAATGCATGGTCCTGTTGCTGTTGGTAAAATGGTTAATTTTAAAGAAGATACATTTTTTGATCCAGAGACACAAAAGAGATATAATGGAATTTATGTAACTGCTTATATTTCAAAAGGTGCTCAAGATGCCTGGGAAAAGTGCCTAGATGGAACTTACTCAGGTTTTTCTATTGGTGGAAACATTAATGATGCAAAAATGGAAAAAGTTGATGGAGATAATGAAACTCGTAGAGTTATTCATGATTATGATTTACACGAACTTTCACTTGTAGATTCTCCAGCAAATCAATTAGCTAATTTTATGTCTATTGAAAAAAATACAGATGGCTCTTCTTTTATTAAAGGAATGATAGCAGATGTAATAACAGAAAATGTTTTTTGGTGTAAAGAAGATGAAGTAGCATCAACATCAGAGCACACAACAAAAAATTGTGTTGTATGCGAAGATCCAATGATTAATATTGGATGGGTTGAACAAAAGGATATTGAAAAATTTGAAGCAATTGAAAAAGTAATTGATTCTTATTTTAAGAAAGATGATGCTCCAACATCCGATCACACTGCTGGCGAGACAGCAGCACCAGGTTTGGCAGGTAATGTAATTGCTAGTGATACTTCAATTAATCTTTATCCTGATCAAAATACAAAGTCAAAGATCACTTTAAGTGACGGGCTTAAAAAGAGTGATGATATTTCACTCAACGAAGGAGGTAACAAAATGGCAGAAGATACAAATGCAGAAGTTGCAGAAGTTGCAGCAGATGTAGAGACTCCAGCCGAAGAAGTTTCAACTGTTGAGGCTACTGCAGAAGATACCAGCATTGAAAAGGCTGCATCAATTTCTGAAGTTGAAGATACTCTTGATTTTGAGAAGGCACTCGGCAACCTGAAGACCTTCCTAGGTGAGTCTATTGAAAAGAACTATTCTCTACAATCTGCAACAATCGCAGATCTCAAGAAAGTTGTTGACGCAACTAATGGTGAGCTTGCAAAGATTAATTCTTCACATGAGGATTTGAAGAAAGCTTATGCAGAGCTTCTAGAGAAAAATGAAACACTAACAAAGACAGTTGAGGATCTTGGTGGCAAGATTGAATATGTTGACCATCAGCTCAAGGGATTTGAATCCGCAACTGCAGTACAGAAGTCCGTTGGGGTTTCCGCTCCATCGGGTCAAAAACCAAAACAAAGTATATGGCAAGGTGCTTTCCTCAGTGCTTCAGATATATAAAAAATACAGAAAAAATAAGGTGGTGAAATAATAAATGAGTAATGAACTTCTACAAAAAGTAATTGATACAACGAACCTCGGTTCTTCAGCAGTCAATGCTTCCGCTGATTCCTCTACCCTTTCAGGTAATGGTCTCCTATATCCAGATCAGGCTAATCGCTTCTTGGATTACATGTGGGATGCAACAATTCTTGCTAAGACAGCCCGCACGATTCGTATGCGTTCAAACACAACCGAGATTGATCGTGTTGCAGTTGGACAACGTATCATGACAGTTGCACAAGAAGAGAATCCACGTGATTTCGTGGCAGCTACTGGTACATATTCTAACGCTAATGGAACAACTTTCACAGCACAGAATGCAACCTTTAACAAGGTCTCTCTTACAACTCGTAAACTCCGTCTTGACTGGGAACTTTCAGCAGAATCTCTTGAAGATAATATTGAAGGTCCAGATCTAGAGGATCACATTGCGCGTCTTATGGCTACCCAGGCTGGTAACGATATTGAGGATACCCTTATTAACGGTACTGGAACTGGTTCAGGCTTGATGTCAGCATTTGCAGGTTTCCGTCAATTGGCTCTTAGCAACGCTCACGTTGTTGATGCAGCTGGTTATGGACTTGACAAAACAATTTTCAACCAGGCTATTAAGACAATGCCTCGTAAGTACAAGCAACGTCGTAACCAACTCCGATTCTTCACAGGATCTAACTTGGTTCAAGACTATCTCTTTAATCTTACATCCATGACAAGTGGTGGCTTCAATCCGTTTGATATCGCTTCAGGTATCCTACGTGGTGATGTTGCTGCTAACGATGGTGGCCCAGGTACAACAACTCCATTTGCATTCGGTATCCCTGTTATCAACGTTCCGTTGATCAACGAGACACAGACCTACAATGGTAGTGCAAATACAGGTGATCTTCACTTGACATTCCCGCAAAACTTTATCATTGGTATCAAGCGTGATGTAACAGTCTACCGCTTGTTCCAACCAAAGAAAGATACAATTGAATATACACTATTCATTCGTGTCGGTTGCGTAATGGAAAACTACGATGCACACGTTATCGTTAAGAACATTGCTGTTGCAGGTTCTGTAATGACTTCAAATTCATTCGGATCAGCTACAAACGGTTCTGGTATTACTGGTGGAGCTAACGCTGCGCCTTATACCGATACATACTAATATTAATTAGTTGCAAGGCGGGGGACTAGCGATAGTCCCCTTAGCCATTTAATGATATAATTAACAATGACGAGAGGAAGTCAAATGTCATTTACAGATCTAAAAGTTACAGAATTAAGAAAAGTAGCAGAAGCTTTTGCTATTGATGTATCAGGACTTAAATCTAAGCCTAAGATTATCGCTGCAATTGAAGAAGAAGGAATTACCTATCAAATGTATTCTAAGTTTGATAGTACACAAAAGGAAGAAATTAAAGTTCCAGAAGCTGAAAAGCAAAAGAGAGAAAAGAAAATTATGAACACAGCAAATCAAGTGCTTGTAAAAATGGAAAGAAATAATCATTCTTTTCAAATAGGAGAGTATGTATTTACTGCAGAGCATCCATTTATTGCTATGTCAGAAACAGAAGCTCAAAGAATTTTTGATTCAGAGTTTGGTTTCCGTATTGCAACTCCACGTGAAGCTCAGGAGTATTACGCTTAAAAAATAAATAGGGGGTGTCGTGAGTGCAAACAATCAACACAAATAGCCAGGCAAAAATATATTTACAGGTATACGATAACGGCGTGTTATCACAAGCTGATTCTTTACCGACTTTATCTATCTTTAATGCAGATAGTGATATTTATAACCCTGGCGGTGTTTTAAGCCAGACACCCCTCTATACAAATTTGTCTGCCTTTGATGAACCGCAGACTGGAATGTATTCTTTTACATTAACTCCAAATATTACTGAAATTAATCTGGTATTAGAAGTTCAGTGGTCATATTCTTTAGGCGGGCTTGATGTGACTCAAACTGATTTCTATGGTATTGAAACTCCGTATGCAACAATTCCAGAGACAATAGATTTTCTAGGATATAGTCCTGTTGAAACTGATTCAAATTATATGGATCCATCAATAATTGTAAAAACTGAAAAAATGGCTAGAACCATTATTGAAGGATATACTGGTATTAAATTCTATAGGTATTATGGTGGACAAGAGATTTATGGAATTGGTGCTAATACCATCCAACTCACAGAAAAAATGCTTTCATTAGATCAAATCTATGAAAATGAAATTTTAGTTTTTGATAACACTCAAACACCAACCTATAATACTTTTGGATATAATACTGAAATTAGTCCAACAGGATATCAAATTCGTATCTGGTGGCCTGGTTGGGCAAATGGGTGGGATAATCAGATGGATCCGACCATATATGAGTATGGAAGATTCAGGGACAGATATCTTTATCGCTTCGTAGGTGAAATTGGATATAAGTATGTACCAGAAGATATCAAGTTAGCATCAATGCTACTGCAACAAGATATTTTGGCTAAAGACTATAATTGGAGAAACAAATATTTGTCTCAAGTTACTCTTAGTGAAATTACACTTAGAATGGCTGCGGGAGCATTTAACGGTACAGGAAATGTTATGGTAGATAACATTCTTGATCAATATCGTAAAGCAAATATTGTTATAATATAATGTTTAATGGAATAGATACTTCGTTTATTGGGACAACTATGAATATGAAAGCTGATGTTTATATTCAGCAAAATGTTCAAGATCCAAATACAGGTGCAATTAAGCGTGAATGGCTTTATGCTAAAACTATTCAATGTAAAATAGAGCCTATTAAAAGTCGTGGAGCATCTTCAAAAGGTGATAATAAAGCTTTTGCAAGAACCTCTGATATGGATTATGATGAGAAGATACAGCTAAAGATGTATTCGCTAGAGCTTATGAGTAAGCGTTGGCGTATTGAGAATATTAGAACTAGTGACAACCGTCAAGTTTTTGTTGAAATAGATAAAATTGATCAACCAGATACTAAGTTTGAAGTCACAGCATCACATGCAGTTCTTGACCCTTTTGGCAAGATAACATTCTATGACACAATTCTTCTAAGATCTGAGATGCAAGATGACACTAAAGCTTGAGATTGATACCAATAACCTAAAAGCAGACTTAAATGAATTTGTTGCTAGCCTAGAAGAAATGACTGGTCCTGGAGTAGTTGGAGCAATATCTCGTGCAACATTTTCAATAACTGGCGAAAGATTTATGATTGCTGCAGATAACTATGCAAGAGCAAATCCTAAGAAAATGCATCATGTTTATGAGTGGGGTAAAATAGGTAATAAAATAGGAAGACTTTTTATTCTGGAAAGATCTTTACTTGTAAATGGAAATCTTTTAATAACTACAAACTTTTTGCCATCAAAAATGCCAGTACCCATTAATAAAGAATTACTTATACCTGGCAGAACAGGCAAAGCAGTATCAAGAAAAAGTATTTTTGCCAATAAAGCAAAGGTTATGGAAGCAGGAGCTCCAGTCTCATTTACTGCAAAAAGAGTTTTATCAATTGTTGGTAATAACGGAATAGTTTTTATAGCCCCAGGAACACAAATAAAGATTCTTCATCCAGGAGGACTAAAAACAAAAAATGCATTCGCATCATATATAGTTGAATGGTATACTAAAAATGCAGGTGCAATTATGGATTCCTCTGGACTATATGAGATGATATCTGATGAAGTGTCAATAGTCATGAGTTCAAATAATTATGGGGTCACGCAGGTTAGAGCAGCAGTAGAAAGTGTTGCTGAAAAGTTTGATAAAGGAGCGAATATTAAATGACAGTAGATTATTCATATGTTGCAGCATTTGATGTAAGAAATGCTATATGGACGGAATTACAAAGTGCAGGTCTATTAAATTCTAAAGATTATATGGCTGACGGATTTAACTATCCACTAGTCCCTATTATTCCTTCCCAGCAAGTTCCAGAATTTAATAATTTGCTCCCTGGGAAAACATATATGACTTACGATATTATTCAAAAACCAGTCGGGCCACAATGGTGGATTTCAGAAGAAACTATGGTCATGCAAATAATATCAAGAAGTAATTCTGAAATATTGACAATCATTAACTTTCTAACAGATCTTTTTAGAAGATATGATCTATCTGCACTTGACGTAAATAGCCTAGCACAGTCAAATAATAGTCCTTTTAAGTTCTTTAATTTCAGGATAGAATCAGCAAACCCTGTTCAACCATTTATAGATGAAGGCGGGTTTATGAGCGGAGACTTCTCCTTTATATATACGTATACACGCTCGGTAGATCAAGGACCTAATAATACAGGTAGATATATCTAAAATTTGAATTATATTGGTTTAATGCTATGATTTTCTATGAGGAAGCAAGTTGTCATCTTCTTTTTTTTAAACTTAAAATAAATAAGGTGGTGAAATAAATAAATGGCTACAAATACAAAAAACGTAATCGTCGGTGCAGCAGCATTGTTCACAAGTATTGGAAATAGTTCTAATAACTATGGTCGCCCAGCAACAGATTCAACAACACTTGGATCTCTGTTCTCAGCAACCGCTCCAGCACGTCAGTCTCTCCTAGCTTCTACAGCTACTCCAGCTACTGGATATCGTGAAGTAGGATACACAAATACAGGTCTTGAAATTTCATACGAGCCAACATATGGCGATGTAATGGTTGATCAGCTACTTGACTCTGCTCGCCTATTCAAGCAATCCCTTAAGGTTACGCTTAAGACAGAGCTTGCAGAAGCAACACTTGAGAATCTAACATTCTCATGGGGTCAAATGGATACTTACTATGCTGCAAATACTGCAAGCACAGTATCATCAATCCCAACACTCGTAAATAATGACGCAGCTCTTGGAACTAACGATAATCCAGCAGCAGCATTGAATATTGCAGCAGGTGCTCTCGGAGATGCTCCAGTAGAGCGTGTCCTAATTGCAGTTGGACAAGCTCCACAGCAAGTTGGTACATCAGTTGCTGATTCAGTACCAATCGGTATCAGCTCTTCTAGCACAATCTCAGCTGGAACAGCTACAAATGCTTTGCGTTCTAAAGAGCGTGTTTATGTTGCACGTCGTGTTGTTTCAATTGATACAACAATGCATGCTTTGAAGCGTGATGGAGCAACAGTGTTTCCAGTGAACTTCCGTTGCCTACCAGATTCTAACTATGCTTATGCAGGTTCAGAATATGGTGTTGTTATTGACCGTGTATTCGGCACTAACTAACAACTAAATACAACTTAATATAGAATTTCAAGCCCCGTCAGAAATGGCGGGGTCTTGAATTTGTCCATAGGTATTATATTGGTATAATTTAACTAATAAAACAAAGGAGCTATAAATTGGCAACAACAGTATATGATGTAGTAGAGATTGAATTGAGTGACGGAACAAACGTCATTCTAAAACCGCTACCTATTAAACAGCTTAAGAAATTTATGGCTGTTATTAAAGAAATGGAGCTTCCTGATAATGAATCAGAAGAAGCAGCAATGGAAGTTTTTATTAAAGCAGCAATGGTGTGCTTGGAAGCAGTGAAGTCACCTCTAGCAGAAGATAAAGATAAATTTGAAGAAATCATTGATACTCCAACAATGATGAAGATTCTTGAAGTTTGCGGGGGCTTAAAACTTAATGACCCAAACCTTCTGGGAGCAGCTCTAGTTGGGACGAACTAGATCTAGCCTCCCTTGAGTCCGAAGTTTTCTTGCTCGGTCATTGGAAAAACTATGATGAGCTTGAAAGTAATTTATCGTTAGAGGAATTAATGGCAACATTAGATGCCTCTAGAGATAGAGAGCATCGTGAGAGAAAGTTCTTAGCAGCAATGCAAGGAATTGATCTTGATGAGGCAGAAAAAGAACCTGAAGATGTTTCAAGTTTGATGAATGCTAGAAATGCTCAAAGCGAAGGTTTTGGAATAAATGAAGGATTAAGCTTCATGCAATTGGGGGAATAACATATGGCAAATATTGAACTTAAGATAGTCGCACTAGGTGACTTCTCAAGTGTAAATGCCCAAATAAAAGCCCTTCAAGCACAAGTTGAATTACTTCAAACAAGTGTAGCTGGCGTTGGTTTAAAGCCAGAGATGGCAAACCAATTAAAGAATGTTCAATCTGAATTTTCTAATGCTTTAATGTCAAGTGGTAATTTTACAAAACAAACAGTACAGCTCACATCAGAAACACAAAAATTTGGACAAGCCCTTCAATCTGGTAGATTAAGTCTTGGTCAATATTTTGGAATTATAACTGGAAGATCTGCATCTGCACAAAAATCTGTACAGGCACTAGCAGTTGAGCAAGTTAAATTAAATAATTCTATAGTTCAAACAGATATTACAAAGCAAGGGGTATATAGTGTTTATACTCCAACAAAGATTGATGAACTATCTCATTCTACTGAGATTGCAGCAGCTAAACAAAATATTTATAATCTTGCTGTTAAAGAAGGATCTACACAGCTTATTAACTTTGGTAAAAATACACAGTGGGCTGGTCGTCAGTTAACTGTTGGTCTTGCAATGCCAGCTATTCTTTTTGGCAGTCAAGCAGTTACAGCATTTAAAGCAGTAAATACAGAATTAACAAGATTACAAAGACTTTATGGTGAAGGTCTTACTCCTCCAAGTCAAGCACAACTTAATCAGATTTCTGGTCAAGTTCTTAATCTTGGAAAAAATATTGCTTCAAGTATGGGTATTGCCCAGTCTGAGACCGTTAAAGTTGCAGCTAATTTTGCTGCTATGGGTATTCAAGGACAAAATCTTCTTAATATAACTACTCAAACACAAAGACTTTCAAAGTTGGGTGCTATTGATGCTACACAAGCAACTGCAGCTATTGTATCTTTACAGAATGTTTATAAAGTAAGTACACAAGATTTAGGTAATGCTGTTAACTTCTTATCATCTATGCAGAAGCAAACAACAATGTCTCTTTCTGATATGACAGATGCTATTCCACGTGTTGGTCCAATTATGGCACAATTAGGTGGAACATATAAAGATACTGCTGTTATGTTGCTTGCTATGAAAGAAGCGGGAGTTCCAGCAGTACAAGCTGCTAACGCATTGAAATCTGCTATGGCATCTATTATTGCCCCTACATCTGCAGCAACAAAAGAGTTTGCATCATTTGGAATTAATCTTGCAACAATTAAAAATGCAGGAACACCAGTACAAATGATTGAAGCTTTACAGTCAAGTCTTGTTAAACTTGCACCGTTGGCAAGAGAACAACTTATTGAAAAATTATTTGGTAAATTTCAATTTGCTCGTGTTTCAGCACTTCTTGATAATTTTGGAAGAGTAGGATCTCAAACACAAAATGCTTTGAAAGTTGCTGGTGCTACAAATGCACAACTTGCAACTTTAGCAGGTCAAGAAATGGCTCAAGCCACACAGTCTACAACTGCTAAGTGGCAAAGAGCTATTGAAACATTAAAAGCAGATTTATATCCAATCGGTCAAAAGATTCTTGAAGTCGGAACAAAAATTATTGATTTTGGTCAAAAGATTGCTGATTTCTTTAATCGTCTTCCAGGTCCAATTAAATCTGGACTTGGAATTCTTCTCACCCTTGGAGTACTTTCTGGTCCAATTATTATGATAACTGGTTTGCTTGCAAACTTAATGGGGCAGGGCATGAAAGTAGGCTATAGCCTACTAGGAATTATTGATGGAACTAAAAAGTGGAAAGATTTGATGACTCCAACATCTATTGCAGCAAAAACTGCAACTGATGTATTTAATGAAGGCATAATGACAAATGTTGAGTCAATTGATCAACTTAATGCAGCACTTGTAATAATGATAGATAATCTTGCTAAAATTAATATGGGTCAAATGACTAGTGCTGGCGGGGTGCTAGGTTCAGTTGAAAAAGCAGCAGCAGCAGAATTAGCAAGTGGTCAATTGTTGCTACCAGAAATGGCAACAGGTGGATTTGTTCCAGGAAATCCTTCAGATGGCGATGCTTATCCTGCAATGTTAATGGGCGGGGAAGCAGTTATTCCAACAGGTCCCGCTAAAACATATGCTCCATTTATTAATGCAATGATTAATGGAAATTTGCCAATGCATGCAAGAGGCAGAAGAGCGGGAGAAGTTGGAATACAATCAATAGGAAGCAACATTCAATCAGCATCCGCATTGGACGTTCCTTTAGATAAAGAAGACAGTAAGTTTGCAACAGGAGAAAATGCTTCATATCGTGGTACATTTACAGCAGCAACTCCTTCACACCAATTTAATTCTAGGTTAACTGGTAGAAGTGCTAATCCTCAAGAGTGGTTAGATTTTGCAAATAAAGAAGGTGGAAGAGGAGCAAGAGCAAATAGTGGTCTTTATCAATTCTTAAAACAACAAACAACGGTTTCAGATTCAGAAAAAACTCAAATATTGAATGATGCACATAAAATTATTACAGATCATTTTGCAAAAATGGCTCAAGAAGGTAAAACACTTTCAGATCAGGAATTTTCAAAAGTATTTGCAAATGCAAATGATACAGCACTAGCAGATTTGTTAAATAGAGATTCTATGGTTAAAGAAAATTATTTAAGAGAAACTTCAGCAATAGGTAGTGCATCAACTCCAGGAAAAAGAAGAGCAAATGAAAAAATTAGTGGTATTTCTATATCTTCCATAAAAGATAGATTTAGTACAATGCAAGATTATAGAAAAACTGGTACAGATGAAAGAAAAGAATTTAATGATGAGGCAGTTCAATCTCACATTGTTCATCCTAATTTATTAAGAAGGGTTATGGGTGTTAGATCTCCAAATGTAAGTGTTTATGGAGCAGAAGGGGTTTTAGGAAGAGCAGAAATTGATGCATTAGAAGGCTCTGGTGCAGCAGCTGGAAAAGCCGTAGATACTGGTGCAAGAAGCAAAAGTGGTACAGATGCAAATTCTCCTTCTAAAAAGGGAGTTAAAACAGGTGAAGATTATGTGGCAGGACTTAAAGAAGGCGTTACAGTAGCTGCTCCATCTTTATTGACAGAAGGAAAACAAGTTGCTTCAACAATGCATGATGGAGTTGATGAAGGACTTAATGGATCAACAGGAACTTCAAGAATTCAAGGAATATTTAACAAGGCATTTGGAGCTAACTCTAAAGTTGGCGGTATGATGTCTAGATTCTCTAGCATGGGAATGATGGGTAAGATGGGCGTTGGTATGGGGTTGGGAGCTGTTACTCAAATGGCTTCACCTATGATTAATAAACTTCCAGGCGGTGGATTAATTTCTGAAGCTATGACAGGTGCATCAATGGGCGCAGGATTCGGACCTTGGGGTATGGCAGCAGGAGCTGCTTTAACTCTTGTTGGTGGTGGCATTAAAGCGTTAATGGCTGCAGAAAAACTTCATTCACAAGAATCTGCTGCAGACTTCAAAGTAAGCTCAGATGCAATTCAATTTATGGGATTGCAAGTTAAAAATCTTGATCCCGTAATGACATCATTTTCGTCTACAATTCAAACTACAACAGGATCTGTCAATGAATTAGGTGGAAGTATAGCAGGAAAAGGTCTTGCATATACTAATAATCAACTAAGTCAATTTAAATTATTAATCAATCAGCTTCCTAAAGATAATAATCTATCTTTAGTTATGCAGCAACTAAAGTCTACAAGTGACTCAAATGTAGCTAAAAATATTGCTGAACAATTTGTTGCAATACAAATGGCAGTACAAGGAATGCCTGCAGATAAAGCTCAACAACTTCTTCAGCTAATGCTTACAGCAAGTGGTCATTCAGGCGTAGCTGCTTCAGCTAATGCTCCAGCAAATCAAATTAAAGCGATTGGTCAATCTATAACTTCTGTATATGGAGATGCTACTAAATTAAACAGTTTGCTTGGTCAAATAATTGGAACTAATATTAATACAACAGGATGGACAAATTTTAAATCTGTTCTTGATGCAATAGCAGCATCTGCTACAGGGGCAGAAGGAGTAGTCTCTGGTTTAGTTTCATATCTTAATTCAATAGGTAATACTGCAGGAGCATCAGCTATTAAAGGATTGCAAGGAGCAGGCTGGAGTCCTTCAGATCTTGCAGCAATTGAGTATGCAGCTACACATGGAATTAATGTAAATACAACTAATAAAGCAAAGCCAGGATATGTTAGTGTAACACCAGGAAATGCAGAATCTATATTATCTTCTAAAAAGATTCTTGAGCAAGAGGCAGCCTGGCAGAAAAAAGTCTCAGATGAAACATCAGGTGCTACTTCTTCAACAAATGCTTCAACAGCTGCAATTCAGTCTAATACTGAAGCTTTAACTCAAGAGCAAAAAAAGCTTGATGCTAAACTAAAATCTTTACAAGATTTACAAAGACAACAAAATCAAGCAACATCTTATGCAACAACAAAAGAAGATTTAAAAAATCAAATTATAATGGCACAATCAACAGGAGATAACCTTAAAGCACAACTATTGCAACAACAATTGTTAGGTACAACCAGTGATTATAATTTACAGAATAAGGTTGATTCTGCACAACAAGCTTCTGATGCAAATAGATTACTTTTAGATAATGCAACTGCAAATTCTACAGCACAAATTGCTGCAACAAATGCTACAACTGCTGCAGTTACGGCGGGAGCTAATCAAGTTGCATCTGCAGTAGCAGGTGGTGCAAAGGGTGGAGATATTGCCACAGATAAAACCAATAATGCTCCAGATTTAACTTCAAAGTTTGGAACTGCAAAAGGACAAAATAACGGTGGATATACAGGACAATGGACTCGTTCAAAACAAGGTGTTGATGCTACAGGCCAGCTAGAAACAAGCCCTGATGGTACACCAAAAATGGAAAAAGTTTTAACAGCACAAGGTTTACGAGCAATTGTTAAGGCAGATAATCTAAAATCTGGTCAGACATTTAGTTATTTAGGTCAAAGCTATAGAGTTAAGCATAACGGTGACGCAACTTGGCTAGGCTCTGGAGCTGTTGCAGCATCTGGAAGCCAAATTCATGGAATTAAAAATCCATTAATAATAAATCAAACAATGTTTGAAGCAGCAACAAAAAATTATATGAAAAATAAAGATGGATATAATGAAAAAGATATTACGAAATCTTTTGAAAATTCATATATTAATTCTATGAAAAAAGAACCAAATTCTTTATGGCAAGTTTTGCAAGAGATGTCAGTTCCAAAAGTTTCTGATGGAGAATATGTTAAGCTACCTTGGGGCACAGTTGGACAAAGTGATGATAACTCAGGTACTTTAAAGTTTGCCAAAGGCGGAGTGGCTAGAACTAATTCTTCAATAACTTATCATAAACAACATATGAATCGTCAAGCCCGTCACTTTGATACTGGTGGACATATTACAGGCCCAGGAACTGCAACATCTGATTCAATCCCAGCAATGCTTTCAAATGGTGAATATGTAATTAAAGCAAGTTCAGTTGCACATTACGGCAAAGGAACATTTGATGCTCTTAATGCTGTGAGATTGGCTAAGGGCGGAGTAGCTAGAACTAACTCATCTATTACCTTTCATAAACAACATATGAATAGACAAGCAAGACACTTTGCAGTTGGAGGATATGTTCCTTCTGCAGTATCAGGACTAATGTCTCTTTCCCATCCAGCTTTTGCATCTGGTGGATTTGTAAATGCACCAATATCTGCAAATAATGGCAATATAGTATATAATATAAATGTGACTGCTCCAGGCAGTAATGCAAATGAAATCGCAAAGGTAGTTATGGATACTCTTAAGCAAGCAGAACAAAGAATGGCTATGAGTGGAAGAAAGACTAGGGTGGGTCAATAATGTCAAGTTTAATTAATGCTGGCTTTGAAGTATCCCTAGATAATACTACTTGGTATTATATTACAGATGATAACCGTCAACCAATAAAGATTGCTTATGAAGTTATTGAAAAAACTAGTCGTATGGCTGATGGAACATTAAGAAGATACGTTGTTGCTAGAAAATATAAGATTACCGCCTCATGGCAGAATACTTGGAGTAGTACCGCCAATACTTCTGATGGTAATAAAGGCGGGGCTTGGTTGAAGTCCTTTTATGAAGCTAATGCATTCGTACCTATCTATGTTAGATTAACCGTTGCTTCAGTAAATACACAAAGTATATCTACAACATCTGGATTTACTCCTACAGAAGTTGTTGCAAGTCCATATGTATATACAAATACAGATACATATGTGCCATCATTTTCTGCAAATCAATCAGGAAATATGACTTATTATGGTTTTATAACTAATTTTGATTATGAGGTTTCTAAACGTAACATTAAATATGATTTCGTTAATATCAATATAGAATTTACGGAGATCTGATGCTAGGTTCATCCACAATACAGCAATACTTTGCTTCAGGTAAATCACACTATATATCCCCTCAAGTTGCTTTTGAGTGGAACTATAATTTATTTTATGCTCCATATTTGACAACAAATGGATCACCTACAAAAATTTCTATATCAGATAGTTGGTCAAGTACAAACAATACAATAACTACTGTTCCAAGCGGAAGATCTACTACAGTATTTCTAAATGATACGGGTCAAACGACCAGATCTTGTATATCTATAAACACAACTAATAATTCAAGTTTTGCGGGATTTGGTGATGCATCAATTACTTTAAGTGAAATATCATCTACCACTAATGCTTATAAAGTAACATTCTTTGCAAAAGTAGATAGAGATGCACAAGTCAATCTATCAGCTTTGGCATACATTGATTCTCATAGAGCACACTCATCTTCTCAAATAATAGATAGTATCCAGTGGACAAAGTTTGAAATTTACTTAAGCTCCCAACCATTAGGCACAGCGTATTCTTCACCAACTATTTCATTGCATCATAATTCATTAGATGGAGCTACAACATATGGAGTTTTAATTGATCAACTTGAAGTTCATCTAACAAGTGATTTTGAGTATAAATATGGCAACCTGTGGAGTACAGCTGCACCATTTAATGCATTTAGACCAGGAGAAAGTTTTGTTCCTTCAGGTAATTCTTTATGTCAATTGCCTTCAAATTTTAGAAAAATTAATACAGATTTAAGTATTTCTACGGGATCTCAAGTAAGTAATTATAAGTGGAATTCACAAACTATGCCAGTAAGTCCTGTTGTTTACCACCCTACCCTTCTTGGAACCAATGCTCCAAACTTTAATCCTATTTATAAAAATGGATCATTATCAGAATGGTCACAATATAAATATTTTGTTGCAGATTCATCAATACCAACAATTTCTGCTGTGTACGATCAGCTTTTGAATGTAAACAAAATTGTAATTAAATTTAACACTGTGTATTCTGTACCATCATCATTTACAGTTACTTTGGGCGGTTTCACAAATACTGCTTCTGGTAGTAATACAACAGTATACTCTTATAGCACTACTTTAATAAATTCAGATATAGATAGTTCAGGAACATGCATCTTGTACTACAACTCAGCTGGTGGATGGTTGACAGGAACCAATCCTAGCGGTCCTTGGACTGGAACAGCAGATACCACTTCTGTGCCAGGAACTCCATCTTTTGATTATCAGGGAAATATAAAATTTGGAGGAGCTAAGGGCGGAACTGTAAATGCAACAGTTCAAATAAACTCTATACAAGTTACACAAAATTCTTCAACAGTAAATAGTGCCTATTCATCTTATACTTCTGTAGATGAAAATTTGACAGGCACAGGTTCTAAGGTTGATAAGACATCAGAATTTCAAAGAATGCAAATTGTTGAGATATCCCCTAGACTTGAAGTTGATGTATCTTATTACACAATGTCTGTTCAAACAGATGCGGAATTAGATAATCAACAAAACCCATTGCCAATATCTCAAATATCTTCTAATATGGCTACAATAACATTAAGTAGCATACCTTTGAATGTAAGCAATACCATTGTAAGTTTATTTTCAAACAATTCAACAAATTCAGTATTAAAGGGTTTGTTTAAAAACTATGTGAAATGTTATGTCGGATATAGAATCCTAGATTCAGTTACAGGATCTTCCAGCTCAGATAAAGTTATCCCAGGCGGAGTATTCTATGTTGATACATGGGATATAAGCGATGTTGAACAAACTGTTGTTACCGCTTATGATATAACCAAATATTTACAGTTAGTGCAACCAACAGATTATGTTTCACAGTCTGAAGATGGATTTAGATTAATAAGTAATATTTTAGATTTTGCAGGATTTACAGACTATGACTATGATAGTCTTAAAAAGATAACTTCTTCAAAACATACAGATACTTCTGGAATACAAACTACATCTCAGACTCCTATAAGAATAAGATATTTTTATGTAGATGGATCTCAACAAAAAGTTTTTGACGTATTAAGAGAAATACTTGAAGCATATCAAATTGCAGCATATGTTGACTCTTATGGAGTTTTAAAGTTTATAAATATTGATGGAATCTTTGATCCAAGCAATCCTATTAATATGCAACTGCATGATACAACAGGCGGGGTTTCTGTAACAGGAATAAGCGGTACTAATATTAATGATGGTTATGCTAATAGTCTAACTATTGATCCTAATATAGTTATTGATACTTTTACAGAAACAACAAAAACCAAAGTTGGAAAAGCAACCTTAACATATAAGACCCCACAAATTGAAAAGACTATTTCTTCCGACCCTAGACTAGCCAATAGCTCAAATCTTTATGTAGATTTTGCACCAACATTTATGGATTCCACAAATGCTATCTGGGATTCAACTATTGATGATGCTGCGACATATAATACATTAGCATCAACAATGAAACAGTCAGATACATACTTTACTGTGCCTTCTTATGAAGCAACCGCAGCATCAACACAAGATATTAACTTTAGATCATATAGCATAGACCATGACGGTTATGGAATTATTGAAAATGAAATTGTAAGTTTTCAATATAAAGAGTGGGCATTCACTGGGACAGGTGCTGATAATTCTATTTATAATAGATCAATATTGAACTCAGCAGATTTTGCAGCACAGCAAGCAGAGATAAATAATTTGTTTGGAAATAATCCATATACTGCTGCTGCAACAGGAAGAATAACAAATGTAAAAAGAGGTCAGTTTAATACTCCAGTCTCAGATCATATTGTTATGGCTAGCCTAGCAGATATACAAACAAAGTTTAATACAGGGTCATTAACTCCATCTATTATAAATGGAAATATTGCTATAACTCAAAAAGTAGGGGCTTTTGCTTATTTATCTGCAAATGATCCAGGTGTCAGCTCAAGTGTGTATAATACATTTTCTACAAAAATTGTGGCGGGTATAAACTCAAATACAAGTAATCCTTCTGGTACAGCTTATGGACTTGTAATGTTTGATTCAACCCAGTCAACAAGTCTTACTGTTTTTATACAAGAAAATATTATAAATGGTGTTCGTCAGTATCAGCTGGGAGTAGGAGTAAATGGTAAAAGCTTTTTATCAGTTCCTTATATAGATGTAACAAATATTATTAATGATCAAATAAAATATCCAAAGGCATCTCCATTTGAAGATTATGCAAAATACATTAATTTGAAATTTGTTAAAGGTAGTGGAAATCCAAATAATGCTTTTGAGGTTTTTATAAATAAAACTCAAGTACCTTTATCAACTCTTTCTGGTTTAACTGCTTCTAGTATTGATACTTCAGGCGGGTTTGGAATGTGTGTAGGTGGATTAAATACTGTTCCTGTAACCATTCAGTTTGGCGAACTTTATGCAACACAAACAGCATTGCTTGATGAAGGTGCTTTATATCACTATCACCTACCTTGGTTTGCTGAAAAGTTGGCAAGTAATAAAAAGATATTTGAAATTAGTTGGATGGCACAATCAACACCAGCGGTATCTGGAATCAATTATTATGATATAAAAGACACTCAGGCACCATCATTTGATGCCTATCCTTTAAAAATACCTTATAAATGGTATTACTACACTAATGGTGCTGCTCCAACATCAGGAATTCCCCTGCCTTCTATAGATGTTGATGAGAACTCTTTAGCATATTCACCTATATATCACTCTGGATTTAAGAGCAGATTTGCAATAGTGAATGCTTCACCATCAATGGTATGGTTAAGAAAATCTCCAGATACAATTAATAAAATAAATATAGACTTCAGCTTAATTACAGATTCACTTATAACACTAGGTGATGATGTAATTGCAGAACAGGTTTTTGATGTAGCAAATATTAATGAAACTGTTGATATCACAAGTAGCTGGATTCAAGATAAAGATACTGCAATTTCTGTATTAAGAACTATATCAAGAGCACTTGAAAGCTTTTCAAGAAATATAACTGTATCAGTATATGGTAATCCACTTTTTGAAATTGGCGATATTGTTGTAGTAAACTACAAACTCAGAAATATAGTAAATCAAAAATATGTTGTTCAGGGAGTTCAACAATCGTTTGATACTGGTTTGTCAACTATTCTTACTTTAAATAATATTGGTGATGCAAAAGTTGTATTGCCAAACAAATACAGTGCTTCTGGAGCTTTGGGCGGTTCAGTCCTACCTGGCGGAAGTACTGGCGGTACAGGTGGCACAATACCTTCTCCAACACCAGCTCCAGTATTTTCAGTTGTGGGAACAACAGGAGCAACTGCAGGCACATTTAGCTTTGCATGGTCTAATCCACCAGTAGGTACAATTTCATATAACGTAACAGTTAATGGACCAGGATCTGGAAGCTTATCTCCAAGTTATGGGTTAACAGGTGTACCACTTACAACAACATCAGAATCCTACACTGGAGGAATTCCAGGAGCTTTGTATAATATATCTGTTACTGCGATAGGTTCATTAGGAATCCTTGGAACAGCAACAGGGTATGCCAATGCATTTGGAGCGACTAGTGCATTCACAGCAACTGGAACAACGGGAAGCACACCTGGATCATTTACTATATCTTGGGCAAATGCACCATCTAATACATACCAGTATGCTATAAATGTAACTCCAAGAACTGCTGGCATCTTACCAAGTACTCTTCAGTATGTAAATTCATCAACATCATCTCAAACATTTACAAATGCTACACCAAGTGGTTCTTACTCTGTAAATGTAACTCCATACGACATAAATCAAGTTCCTACTGTTCCAGGCGGTTTTGTAGTAAATAATGTAATTGCAGGTGCATCATCAACTATCCCATTGCCAGGTATTCCTACAATAACTTATTCTAGTCCAACAAGTAATACAGTAAGTGCGGGATTTACAGTAACTTGGGCATCATCTAATGCTACTAATTACAGTGTAAATATTAGTAGCAATGGAAATTCAGTTTCAGGTTATCCGAGAACCACTACAAATACAAGTGCAGTACTCACAGGTTTGGCTCCAAATACACAGTATTCTGTTTCTGTACAAGGAATAAATTTATCTGGTACTGGTCCTGTATTTACAAGTTCTACAACTACACAAGCAGCAACTTCATCAGGAACATTTAATGTTAGTGCAACTCAGGCTGGTTCTGGATCATTCAACGCTGTTTGGGCTAATCCACCAACAGGCACAGTTTCTTATAATGTATTGGTCTCTGGTCCAAACAGTGGTTTGCTTACCCCCTATTATAGCCTTACGTTAGTTCCTCTTACTACTACTTCAGAAAATTATTCACATGGAATTTCAGGTGGAACTTATACGATTACAGTATCAGCACTTAATTCATCCGCTGTAGTCATTGGAACCGCTACAACTACCATAACTGCTTAAAAAATGATATAATTAGGGGGAGGTATAAACAATGACAGTACAGACAAGAAGCACAAAAGCTCCATTTAATGGTTCTCTTTCTCTTGCCACTAAAAACAAACAGCCTATTTATATCTCTTCCACAGATAAAAGAAATAACCCAGCTTATTTAAAGAGTCATCCAGGTCAAATAATTGTTTTATCTGAACAGGATTACGCCCTATGGCTAAGACAAGAATATATTTCAACGTCTTCTGATGGTGTGTCTGTACTCCTTAATGACAATGAAGCTATAGATCTTTATGGAACAATAGATCAAACTATTAGTGCTCCAGGTATACCTGTATGGAATACTTCTGACATAAGTTATGTATCCACAGATACTGGAATATTTCAAAATATTGTAATATCATTTGATACATCTGCAAATGATCCTCTTGACGGATCATACACTTATCATGTACACTATACCCCAGTAGCAGGAACTGCTCCAAACACCACTGGAACAGGACCAACACCTTCCCCAATATCTGGCTCTGGAGGAGTATCTGGTTCAGCTGCACCAGGTTCAACTGTTCTTAATCCAGTAGGTACTATAACAACTGTATCTAATACTCCAACCCTTATATCAATAAGTTTTGGGGCAGTACCAAATGCGGTCAGTTATACAGTTACTGTAAGTGGAAATGGAGTTCCATATGCAAGCCCCACTTCTGGTTCCACATCTTTTGTTGTTCCATCTGCTGGAGGACCATCAACAATTTCTCAAGCAATAGGATCTTTGGTTTCTGGGATATATTCATTTTCAGTAGCTCCTATATCTCCTGCAGTATTTTCAGGGGGACATACACTTTCTGTTCAAGTAAACTATGGTTCAGTAGGATCTTCATCGGCGGTGACTTATGCTATGTGATTTTAAAGGAACTTATGTTTTTAAACAAAATGGTGTAGAAATTGGTAGATCTTCTAATCTTATTACATCCAATGGTCGTAAAATGATTTTGCAATTTTTGTCGGGAGCAAGACAAGATTGGGCTGCAGATATGGCTATAGGAGCAATGCCATCACCAGCACCAAGTTTAACAGACACACAACTTAACTTTGAAACATCAAGATATCCTGTAACTTTAAAAACTTTTGTTTCTGCTAATACATTAGCAAACAATCCAGACCTTATCCTTGTAAGAGCAACATTGCCAATTGATTTGTATGCTAATATATATGAAATAGGTCTTTATGCAACAAAAAATTCTTTATTTTCAACTTCAACAAGAAATAATATTGTTCTAACAGACTTTTCTGATTTGATTAATTGGACTTCCACTGGAACAGTTATTTTTAATTCTTATGTAGCACAAGGATATAGCTCCCCAAGAATTGGTGCTAATTCTGTAAGCTTATTGCCAAACAGTACTTATACTAATTCTAACTTATCAATAGGCTTTTCACACTACACATCAAATGATTCTTTGCAGATTCTTGCTTTTAATACAACGGCGGGAACAATTAATGTAACAATAACAGACGCATCTGGCATATCTCAAACTATTCCGTTTACAACTACTTCAGTTGCAGGATATTCAGTCTTATCATCAAACTTTGACCAATCAGTTAGCAGCACAAACTCAATTATTAATTTTAATAATGTTACTTCAGTAAGTATTGCTACTACTTCAGGAACATATGCTACAATTGATGCTATAAAGGTTTCAAGTGCTAATGAAATTTCATTGGAAGAATCACTTGTTAGCAAATCAGTATTGGCAAGTCCAATTCCAAAAAATCCAAACGTAGCTTTGGATGTAGAGTATTATGTAGAGATGTTGTAGGTGTAAAATGGCTACCAATAGTTTAGACGTTTTGGGCTTAACACCAAATCAAAGTTATTCTATACAAGTTTTTGCAACATATACTGATGCAGCGGGAACCCCACATGTTTCAAACTATTCTCCTGCATTAACAATTACAACCCCTTCATTATCTGCAAGTGGTTCAAATTTTCAAACACCAAATTATGGAACAGATATACAATTATCTGGAGGTTCATTATATGCTGGAACATTTCCATTAAATGTTGGTCAAACTGATTTAACTTTAACTAACCCTGCAGGTACAGGTGTAGTATTAAACCAAACAGGTGTAGGTGCATATAACGGTGGAGTTCAAGAATTTTTCTTAAATGCTAAAACTGGTAAAGCATATTTTGCAGGTAATTTAACAGCAGGTGCAATTAAGATAGGTCCAGGTGTTGATCCCACTGGAACTAAAAATGGTATATACATAAATTCATATAACTATTGGTATGATGACGGCACTTGGTCTGCAACAGGAAACAATATTGCAGGTGCATTGCAGGGTGGTTCAATATTAAAACCAGCCGAAGTTACTGGATTAACAGCTGGCTGGAGCGGTACTACAACAATGACAGTATCATTTTCATTTGATATTGCAGGAGTTGTAGCGGGAGTTTCATCAAATCAATATGCTCAAGACTTTTTAATTACATTAACTCCAACGTCAGGTCCAGCTAAAACAATAAAAGTTCCTGTAAATAAAACTTCAACATCACAACTATATGCATTAACATTATCATTAAATCAATCTTTGTTTGGAGTTCCAGTAACTCAATTCAGTAGCATAAAAGTTCAAGTTGAAGATTCATTTGGAAATATAACAACTGGCGTAACAATATCTGCAGGATATAATTATGTGTCTCCTTTAACTGCTCCAACATCACTAACTATTACTCCAGTTAATAATGGATATACTGTATCTTATACATCACCGACAGATCCTTCTTTTTCTTATATTGAAATTGCAGAATCAACCTCATCATCATCTGGTCCGTTTAATACCGTATATACTGGAAAACTTAATCCTGCTACAATAATCACATCTAGTTTAAGTGCAAGATGGGTAGAAGCTAGATTTGTTGACGTATTAGGAGTATCTACAACTTGGTATGTTTATGGATCTTCTATTCAACCTGTATCACCTACAACTATCAGTACAGCAGCTCCTTTGCCAGTCACTGTAAATTCTGCGGGGTTCACAAGCTCTGGAACTGGAGAAGATGTCTCCATAACTATAACAGCATATAATAAATCTATTACAGCAGCATCTGGAACATCTACCATAACATACACAACAGGAACTACTGCTCATGGATTTGTTAATGGTGATCAGGTAGCAATATCTGGAATTACTGGCGGTACTGGGTTTAATACATCTGGTATTGTTTCTGGTGTAACCACATATACATTTCAACTTACTTCGCAAAGTGCTTCTGGCACACCTACATCATATGCTGGTGCAGTTGTTCAGTATGCTAACGTAACATATATTGCAAAACTTACATCTGGAACACATAATGGTTATTTCTATTTAACTCCAGACGGAACATCAAACGTAAGTCAAACATTTACAATTTTTAAAAGAGATATGTATAATCAGTTTGGAGCATATTACTACACGTTCTCTGGCTTGTTTATTACTACAGGATCAAATGGTGCAAATAATACGGGTGCAAGCATAACATCATTTTCAAGAACGGCAACAGTAACAAGTACTACTCCAATTTTATCAACATATGCAGTTGCTGACGGATATACTGCTACATATGACTTTTCTGCAACAAACGCAACATATGGTGAAGTATATCAAAAGCACACATCATGGGGAACAATAACAGTTGCAATAGATTATCTTACTGGAACATTTGTCTCTAATAGCACAAATCAATTAGTGTTATCTAACGTTATAGATGATGATGGTAATGTGATAACTACAGCAGGTGATGTAAACGGTGCATTTCCAACAGGGTATCAAATTTTTGGAGCAAATGTTCCTGCAAATACATATATTACGGCAGTCTCATATGCTGCACCTAATTTTACATTAACATTAAATAATAGTCTGACATCCACTGGCTCTGGAACCTATAGAGCAAATGCTTTGGTCCATTCTGGAACAAGTCCAGCAAATATAACAAATAACCTTTATGATCCCTTTTATGTGCTTGTTAGATATTATGATGATTTTGGTTTTTCTTCAAATATATCTAATATCTCAACTGTTACTCCTAATAACTCTTCAAGTATTTCAAACTTTACAAATGCAGTAAATATTGGCGGTACCGCTGGATCAGTTTATGTTGGAGCAGCATTAAAATCTGCAACAATCTCTACAGTTTCTGGTTCTGGAACATTGATGACATATACTACATCTACTGCTCATGGTTTGTCAAGTACAGATGTGGTAACAGTATCAGGAGTAGTTGTAGGCGGTACTACTGTAAATGGATATAATGTAACATCATCAGCAATTACAGTTACTGGAACTACAACCTTTACAATTTCTGGAACTCAGACTGGTTCAGGAACTGTTACAGCAAATACAATTGTTGCTAATAATGGTGCAAGAGTATTCATGGCATCATCAGCAAATACTAATAATACTTCACTCTCTGCGGGTATCTTTGCATTTGATAATACGGGAGCAATCGCTACAACATCACTTATCGCTAACACTAGTAGTGGTGGTTATACATTCAAAACTGTTAATGCAAATATTGCTGACTGGGTTATTGATTCAACTCATATTCAAAATACTTTAGGTGCATCAGCCAACTATGTTGGATTATCTGCTACTGGAAACTATTCAATTTGGGCGGGATCACCTTCATCTGGTAACTCAACAAATAATGCTAATTTTAGCGTAACTCCAACAGGAAATGTACAAGCAAGAAACATTTCTATTATTGGAAGCGGTCAGATAACTGGGGTAACAGTAAGTTCAACAACTATATCTGCTACATATACTACTTCTGCTGCTCATAACTTAGTTCCTGGACAATATATAAATATAGCTGGATTTGCAACTACTTCATATAATTTTAATAATATAGCAATTACTTCTGTGCCAAGTCCAACAACATTTACTATAAGTGGTGTGTTTACAGCAGGAACAGGAACTGGAGGAACAGTAGTTCCTATCCTATTGTCTGCAGGAGGAGTGTTTAATGTAACAGGAACAGGAATCCTAACAGCAACAGGAGTAAATGTAACTGGGCAAATTACAGCACAAACTGGATCAATTACTGGAAATCTAACTTTAGGTGGATCTTTATACTCTAATACAATTAAGACAGCAAATATTACTGCGGTTACGCCAAATGCTACAACAGGTGCGTTATATGCAGCATCAGGGCATACATTTGTTGCTGGAGATGTTATTTCAATATCTGGAGTTGCACCATATCAATATTCTGGAATATGGACAATTTCTTCAGTAGTAGCAGGAACATCATTTACAGTTTTAAGTAATTTAAACACTACAGCGGTAACAACAGCAACAGGTTCAGCTATATCAAGCGGTGTTCAATCATTTATAATTAATAAATCTGGATTAATATTTAATAGTCCTACAACACAAGGCGTAACAACTATTGATGGAAATACTGGATTACTCGTTACACAATCAGCTTTAATAGGTGGATGGAATGTTGGTCCATCTTCAATAACAAAAACAAGCACAAGCGGTACTTTGACTTTAGATTCAACTTTATCTCAAATTACAGCATCTGGTTATAGCACTTATACTGCAGGTATGTCAGCACCGATCACAGGATCATCTACAGATAAAGTGTTTTGGGCGGGAGTATCAAAAGTATCCCCTAATTTCTATGTACAAGCAGACGGAACATTAGTAGCAACTAATGCAACAGTTTCAGGAAGTGTTACAGCAAATACAATTGTTGCTGGGGCAAGTATAACTTCTCCAGTCATTACAAGTGGTTTAGCAAATGCCTCAACACCTACATCAGCAGGTTTCTATCTAAGTGCTGGATCTACGCCAAGTCTTTTAATTTCAAATGGAACTTCATATTTACAGTATAACGCTGGTTCTTTAAATGTAGTTGGTGGTTCTATTAATGGTGGAACAATTAATGGATCTTTATTCACATCTAATTATCTAGGGACTGGCTCAGGATTAGCAATAAATTATTCATCATCAAATCAAATAAATTTTAGTTATAATGGTGTATTATCTGGTCAAATATATTCTTATATAGTGAATGGTTCTGGAGGAGTAGTTATTAATTCTGGAACAGATTCAGTCACTATCGGTAACGGAGGAGGCTTTATAGGTAACTCTTCTGGAGGATTCTCTACCCTAAGTGGAGCTTCTGTTATTTCTGGAGGAACAGGATCAATACAGGTATCTTCATCTCAAGTTGTAGTAACAAATTCTTCTTCTATAGCAGCTTATGGCATAAGGAACATTGCAGCCTATTCTGGCTCAAATCCTTTGTCTGGATCACCAGCCACTTATCCTGGCTTAATAGTTTTGGTTTATTAATATGCAAGTACAAATTTCTAATGGATCCGCTTGGAATGCAATAAGTCAAATACAGATTAGTGATGGAACTAGTTGGAATACAGTAAAAGCTGGTTATATAAGTAACGGGTCAACTTGGAATCAATTTTATTCATCTGGTTTTCAAGCTCCAGCATCAATATCAGCTACATCATCAAGCTCAACATCAATAACAGTAACATGGACAGCATCTATTCCAGACTCAGGATATACTGTTACCTATGATGTATATAGATCTACAACTACAACTCCACCAACATCTACCTCTACCCCGTTAGTTTCGGGTATAACAGGCTTATCAGAAAATAACACAGGTGGTCTAACAACAGGAACAACATACTATTATTGGGTGAGAGCAGTTGAGACAAATGGAACTACAACAAATAAAACATCTTGGACGGGTCCAGCAAGTGCTATCCCAGTAGCTTTAAATCCTGCTTTAACTCCAGCTTTATCAATAACATCAAGTACATCAACTGGTTTTACTATTTATTTAAGTAATTATGATGCAACGTATACATGGGGAATGTCAATAACCGCTGGAAGTGGAAGTATTAGCCCCTCAACCATTACTGGAAATGGATATTATGTTGTGACCACATCTGGTTCTGCAACAGTTACTGTCACTACAACAAAAGCAGGTTCTTATGGAGGATCAGCTTCAATTACAGGATCAGCTTCAGTATTGACTATTACTGCATCCACAGGCTCTTCAGCAGGATCATTTAGTGCATCTTGGTCAAATCCGCCTGCTGGAACAGCTAAATATAATGTTACTGCAGCGGGATCAGGAAGCGGTTCCTTGCTCCCTAGTTATCATCTATTAGGAACAACTGTAACTTCACAAGCTTGGACTAATGGAACCCCTAGCACAACATATACTATATATGTAGATGCTTTAAATTCTGGAGGAGCAATTATACAAAGTGCAACTCCTGTATCAGTTGTTTCTGGTGCATCCAGCCCACCGCCACCTCCACCTCCTGCAAGCCCACCTCCTGCAAGCCCACCTCCTGCAAGCCCACCTCCTGCAAGCCCACCTCCTGCAAGCCCACCTCCTCCACCACCAGGATGTAACTGTATTCCAAACGTATGTGTGGGAGGAAGTTGTTGTGTTACCTGTGGCTGCTTGTGTGTAAGTGGTGCTTGTAAGGCTTGTTAAAATAAAATTGACTAAAGATTTTACTTAATGATATAATAAAAAAAAGGAGAAAAGTTGACTATCAGAAAAATTGTTTATTTAAATAAAGATAATGTAGTTATTGCTGCATTTAATTTTAATGATGAAGATCCAATAGATCAGCCATTTTTAGCGGGTTTAGATTCAGGTGCAAAATGGTTTGAAATAGATCATTCAGCTCCCGCAAATTTTGGATGGAAATATGATGGTCAAAATTTAATTGATCCAGATGGGAAAGTGTGGACTAATTAAAATGGCTATGAAAAAATTAATTTTAGTTGTTGAAGAAGATGTCTGTGCATATCTTGAGTTTGATGACAGCTTTCCCATTAATACCAATAATGTAATAGATTTTACAAATGATCCAATAATGATGGAAGTTGATCTTTCCGTAGAAGTTAGAAGAGGCTGGGTTTATGATGGAACTAAGTTTTATAACCCACTAGATAAGGTAAATTAAATGACAGAGAAAAGTGCTTGGCAAAAATATAAAGAAAAAATGGGAGACACCAGACCTTGGGATTTGATTAATCCTAATACAGATTGGGCTGAAGAGGAAGACTCTGCTAAACGATACGAAATCTGTAAAGTATGCCCAGAATTAATCAATTTAACTAAACAGTGTAAGCAATGTGGTTGCATTATGACTTTGAAGACAAAATTACAGGAAGCAAAATGCCCATTGGGTAAATGGTAAACAAATGTATATTTCTATAGCATCCTATAGAGATAGTTTTTTACAATCTACAATAGATTCAGCATTTTGTAATGCTGATAATCCAGAAAATTTAATAGTTGGATGTTTTATATCTGTATTAAAAGAAGATCCAGATGCAAATAAGTTTATAATCTCTAATGATTATAATGGGAGGGTAAAGTCAGAAGTGATAACCGCTGGGGACTTCTTTAGTGTTACTAAATGTAGAAATAAAGCTTTACAATGGTTATTGCCATCCCACGAATATGTTTTACAAATAGACTCTCACACTAGATTTGAGCAAGGCTGGGATTCAAAATTAATAAATTCTTATAAACAAACAAATAATGATAAATGTATATTAAGTTGCTACATACCTGGATGGTGGATAGATGATTTTGATCAAGAAGTATATGATGAAATTGATTTAAATAAAAAGTTTTATTATATAGATTATAATAATAGTCCTTCAAAAAAAGCTTTTTTTAGTTCATATGAGTTAGTCCCAGATATAAGCTTGAAAGATAAATCTGAAAATGCCCCTGTAAAAACTTGGGGTATGTGCGGTCATTTTATTTTTAGTAATGTTGATTACTTTTTAAATACTATTCAATCTGAATGGATCCAATTTTGGGGGGAAGAGTTGTATGCAAGCCTTGTTGCTTTCACTAGCGGTTGGGATGTATATTATCCAGAATATATACCTATTAGGCATTTATATCCTCAAGATATTTCTGAAAATATGAGTATAAAATATTTTAATAATCCAGATGGACCAAATAGAATATGGAAAGATTTTAGTGACATATGGTTTAATAAAATTAAAGACTCAACAGATAAAGTTATTGATGCTATTTTAGAAAAAAGAATTGGTGGGAGCTATCTGGGGGACAAGCGTTCTCTTGATGATTTGTATAAAATGATAGGTTATGATATTGGTAAGTTAATAGAAAGTTGGAGAGATGAATACAGAAACAGATAATTATTTTTTAGACTTTTATCATTTAGCACCAGAAGAAAATCGTTTAAAAATAGAGCAAGCACCAGTAACAAGAAAATGGATGGATGACACCAGTATGGGGTATGCCTATCGTTGCTTGCCAATGACTTATGCAAATAGACACGGATGGTGCGTTAGGTTAGAACAAGACGTTGAAGTTGTTTGGGGCGGTGAAGGTAATTCAGAATCAACAACGATTATTTGCGGTAGAGATCAAAAAGGATTTAGAATGGCGGACAACGGCACTGGAAATGGAATAGTCACTTTTCATTTAAATGCCGTACCTAGAACATCTCCTGATTTTAATTTATGGATAATGGGAGCACCAAATCTTGTAATACCAGGGGCATCACCTTTAAGTGGAGTTGTTGAGTCAGATTGGATGTTTAGTTCACCAACTTCAAATTGGAAGATTACAGAACCTAACAAGCTTGTTGTTTTTAAAAAAGGAGATCCCGTAATATTTTTTATTCCAATACATAAAACAGAATTAGAAAAATTTAAAATTACTCATCATGAATTATCTGAAAATGAAGAAATGCATAAGCATTTTGTAGAACATGCTGCGTGGAGACATGAAACAGAAAGTAAGGGTGAATCTGTTTTTGGAAAGATGTATTTGCGGGGGGTTAATCCTGATGGGAATAAACCTAAATCAGAACATTTGCATAAAACAAGACTTCATCTAGACAAAGAAAACTAACTATGATATAATGAAAAAAGAAGAAAAGAGTCTAAAATGGATAAAGCTGAATTAATTATAACTGCTCTACAACAACGTATTGGAGAGTTAGTATCAAACTATGAAACACAATTTGCTGTTTTAAGAGCAGAGATAACTCAGTTGTCTGAGCAAGATAAAGAGAAGAATAAAGTTATAGAAGATTATACTCAAGCTCTTAAGCAAAAGTCTGATAATGAAGAAATTTATTTAAATGAAAAAGAAGCACTTCACACGAGAATTAGAGAATTAGAGAAGGTTAATGAAACTACTAAAAAGAATACTTCAAAAACCACAAAATAAAATATATAGTCCTTTAGTTCCTAGTGGGTTAATTGCTCATACTGAAAAGGGTTATTTTTATATTAAAGGGCTTAAAAAATTTAAATTTGTCTCTGAGAGGGCTATGCTCTCTTGGAATCTCCCCGTAATTTCTACCACAGATGATAAGTTGAGTGAATTTAAACTGTTTGGTACATTAGGTTTTAGGGACGGGACTTTGATAAAAGACATATCTGATGGTAAAATATACCTAGTAAGTGATTCAAAGCGTCGTCATGTAACTGATCCAGATGTGCTAGAATGGCTTAATACAGATATAGTCAAGGCAAGTCAGAAAGAAGTCTTGATTCATGAAGAAGGAGATAAACTCTAATGGCTGGCGGACTAGTATTACCTACAGATAATGCAGTAATTGATTATAGTATTATATCTCAAATTATTGCAGCACTTAATCAACAGCAGAGTCAGATAAACACACTCAACACAAGTTTAGGGCTTAGTTCCACTAATACTGGAACAATTTCTTCAACTGGTACTGCATCAAGTACAACAGGCATTATGGTATCTGTTGGTGGATCACAAGCTCCTGATGGCGGTGCTGCCACTGGCACAAGCTTTACTGTAAAATTTCCTATAGGTGGAAAAATTAATCATCTTTCATCAATAACTGGAGTTGCATATGCAGGTGCTTCAACAGCAGTGTCATGTTGGCTAATTTCAATACAAGGTGGAACACAAGTGGTTTTCAAAACAAGTGCTCCAGCAAAATATATTTATTGGACTGCGGTGGGTACAGCATAATGTACGATCCTATCAAAGCTTGGGCAAAGCGGGATAGGAAGGTTAGTCGTGAAGGATATGTATTGGTAAAAGTACCAGAACATCCTAAAAATTTTAAAGGCTGGTATTATGAACACCGCCTAGTAGTAGAAAAACAATTAAATAGAATTATTGAAGACTGGGAAACCATTCATCATATTAATGAAAATAAAGATGATAATAGATTAATTAATCTATTTTTATGTTCACGTCTAGAGCATAACAAAGCACACGCTTCTTGACAAAATATGGATAATCGTTTTAGATTATGTATAAAGTGTGATCGTGTGATATAATCCATATATGGGCAATAAAAAAATAATCAATGAAACAGTTGGGCAGGAAATATTAAAAGACTACCTTGACAATTTGCCCGTATTAGAGATATACTTAAAATATAGGGAATATGCATCATCTTCAACTATAAGTAGATTTGTTAAAAGATCTATTGATAAAAAAGATATGAGGTCTTCTAAAAAAGCATTTATTTGTAATGAATGTGGAGACGGTGTATACAGAAAAGGTCAATGTGCTAAACATTATAGATTAAGTCTGGCAAAACAAAAAGGTAATTGTAATGTAGAAAATTGCAATAATTTGCAAGAAGCAAAAGGGATGTGTAGTTTACACTATCAAAGATTTTCTACTGGGAAACCTTTAATAAAAGACACCGCTTGTTGGATGAATGCAAACGGATATATCTGTGAATATCTTCCAGATCATATTCAAGCAAATAAGGATGGTCGTGTTTTACAACATAGGAGAATTATGGCAGAACACATAGGTAGAAGACTAGAATCGTTTGAAAATGTTCATCATATTGATGGGGATAAAACAAACAATGATATACAAAATTTAGAGCTATGGGTAAAGATGCAACCATCTGGACAAAGAGTTTCAGATCTGATAGAATTTGCTAAGAGAATATTGGAGAAATATAATTGAGTAACACCTTACGCTGGATGCTTTCATCGGACCAACAATTTCCATATCAAGATGACAAGGCTATTGAACTATGGTTTAAAGTTATGAAATGGTTTAAGCCAGATGTAGTGGATTATTTGGGGGATACTGATGATCAAGCTTGTTATTCCAAATATACCGAAGGAAGATCTGCAGAGTTTTTGCAACTACACAAGAATGATAGTAAAGATCTTATTGTTCCTATGATGCGACATGAAGCAAAGGGTGCAAGAGATTTCTATGCTAAGACTAGAGAGATGCTTCCTAATGCCCAGCTATTTTCTGCATTGGGTAATCATGATATAAGAGTGTTTGATTATCTTGACAAGAAAATGCCAGAGTATCTCGTAGACATTACACCAGAATCTTTATGGGGCTTGGACAATCTTGGGTATGATTATATCTATTATAATGAATTGCCTAGACACCGTTTTGGCGATATCCATGTTCATCATGGACTTTCAATTGCAGATACAGGAGCAGTTAGAAAAGATATTGATGATTTACAGATTTCTTTAATTAGAGGACATTCACATAGAATTGCCTCCCATTTTCAAACATACGAGTTGCCACTAGAAACTGGTGGTCGTACAATTCGTGGATATGAAATTGGGCATATGTGTGATGAGAAGAGTGATGGTATGAAGTATACTCAGAATCACAACTGGCAAAAAGGTTTCGCAATCGCACATATTGAGAATGGTCAACATCCTCATGTACAGATTGTGGAAGTTTCCCCAGACTATACATGTTTTGTTGATGGAAAACTTTTTGAAGTATAGTAATTAGATGGTAAAATATTTACTATGAAGTGTGAAATATGTCAAAGAGAAAATGTAAAAATTGTAAAAGGTATGTGTCCAGCACATTACCAAAGATTAAGAAAAGGCCTAGACGTAAACAGTAACTTTAGGCCAAGGCTAAAAAATAAATATTGCGATGTAGTTAATTGTGAAAAGAAAATGTTTTGTTATGGTTTTTGTAAAAATCATTACAATAAATATAAGGTTTGGGGAGATCCAGTTGTTGGAAAAACAAAAGGGGTCTATTCAAAAAATAAAAAAATAGATGGAAGAGGATATGTTGTTTGGTATGATCCAAAATCAATTCATGCTGATTCACATGGGAAGGTCTCAGAGCACAGGCATGTTATGGGTGAGTATATTGGCAGATCTCTTTTGAATCATGAGAATGTTCATCATAAAAATGGTGACAGATCTGACAATAGAATAGAAAATTTAGAACTGTGGTCTACATTTCAACCACCTGGTCAAAGGGTGTATGATAAATTAAAATGGGCATATGAAATAATAAATCAATATAAAGATTTATATCCAGATGTAAAATCTGAATAAATTTATAAAATATAAGGAGAAAAAATGCGTATCACACAATCAGAAAAGGCTCTCGTTGAACATTATGTTTATGCGACGGCTACCGCTGCAGTAATTCTTTGGCAGCGTGGTGGAGCAGCTAATCACAACTTGAAGCATGTTGCATTTGCAGCACTTTATGGTGTCATTGGCCCCGTACTTGCCCGTGTAAACACAAAGGGTGTAGTATCAAAGCTTGCTAAACAAGAGCATCTTGATGCAGCAACAACTACTGCATTGACATCTGTTGCTAACACAGCAGTTAAAGATGCAAGCAATGCACTTGCAGCAGCAGCAAAGTAGACTGAATATAAAATAAAATAATGATGAGTTGTAAAAAATGTACAGGACGTGTATTTGTAGACCGAGTTTATTCCCAAAACCTACGTGTTGAATTGTTCTGTATCATGTGTGGGAAAAGATGGATGATCAAAAGGGATAATAGGTTCGCATCATGGGTAGCAAAAAAAGAAGAGATCCTGCAACACGGCTTCGGTACTTCTATTTAAACGGGAAGTTGCATAAACTTCTTCGTCGCTCCAGAGCAGAAGATCTTGTTATTGCTTGGGATTACGAATTGGGAAAGCGTGTTGCTTATAGTTTAACTGATGTTAATAAAAATAAACAACACGCCTACCAATTAAAAGAAGTTGAAAAAATAATTGGCAGACATCATGATACAATTACTATGCATATGAGGGCGGGGAACATAAAGTTTCCTCAAAGGATTTATTCTCTTAATGGGAATAGAACCCCAGGCAAATATATGTGGAGTGAAGATGATATCAGAGAAATGCATACATTTTTTAAAACATTGCATCAAGGTAGACCCAGGTTGGACGGCGGGATTACACCAGCTGATATGCCTTCTAGAGCAGAAATAGAAGCTATAATGAAACAAGAAAACATTTTATACATTAAAAACAACGATGGGGAATTTGTCCCAGTTTGGAAACAACCTGAGTGGTAGAGCAAAAGAAAGAAAAGAAGGCAAGGCACGTTTTGAATGAAGCACTTCGTGTGTTGGAATTCACAATGGAAATGGCTGTACAAAAGCAGGACATTGATGCTATGATAGGCATAGCTGATCGCCTAATGATGTTATATCAAAATCTATCAGAGGGTAGTATCAAGAAGTTCAAGCCAGGTTTTTCCATGACAGATAGGGAAGAAGTACATGACGAATCAGAGTAGCATTAGGGTAGATCTACAATTTACTCGCAATCTTGGTAACTATGAAAACATCAAGATTGGAATTGCTGTTGAAGATTTTAAACGTCCAGGTGAGTCTACAAATGAAGCCACAGACAGAATTTATAAATTTGTAGAGACAAAGTTAATTGAGAAAGTCAATGAAGTAGAGAGCGAATTAAAGGGTAAGAAATGACAAAAGATGAAGCAAAGCTAGCCTACGGCTTAGTTGGGCTTTATTGTGCCTTGTATAAAGAAACTTACAAGAAGCCTGCAACTGTAAATAAGTATCGTGAAAAATATGCTATGCAAGATGTGATTGATAGTGTAGGATATGATCGTGCTAAGATTTTGTTGCAATATTATTTTAAGATGAATAAGTCTGGTCATCCATTGACTTGGTTCTTTTATAATTTTGAAAAATTAGATGTAACTTTACAGCAAGCAGAAGAAGACAAAACCCGTAGACAAGTTATAATGTCTAAAACAAAAATTATGGTTGAAGAAAGAGATAATGAACACTGAGTCAGCAGTCATTACATCAATTTGTAATAATAAAGATATAGCCACAGTGCTTGCTGATGGTGTAGATGATATCTTTACATCTCATAGAGATGTGTGGGAAGGATTGAAATCTTATTACTTAAAGTTTAAATCTGTTCCAGATATTTCAGTTCTTACTGAAAGGTTCAAAGATTTTGAGCCTGTTAAGGTAAAAGGTGAGACTGCTTACTATCTTGATCAATTGAAAAATGAATATCTTGCAAGCCGTATTAGAAATCTTTTGTTGACATCTGGAGCAAGCCTTAAAACAGAAGCATCTGCTAGAGTTATATCTGATATGCAAAAAGAGATAGCATCTCTAAGTAGATTAACTTCAAATGTACGAGATGTTGATCTAACTGATTATAAGTCTGCAGAAAAGCATTTTGAGGCAGTTCGTACCCGTTCCGATGCTATGGGTGGAAGTCCAGGAATCAAGACAGGGTTCAAGGCTATTGACTATGCATACCCTACTGGAATGGCTCCAGGACACCTTATCGTGATGATTGGCTGGCCTGGTAAGGGTAAGACCTGGTTCTCTTCCTATCTAGCCTGTAAAGCTTGGGAACAGGGTTTTAAGCCTATGATTATTTCCCTTGAGATGACTCCTGAGAATATGAGAGATCGTATCTACACAATGCTTGGGTCGGGATTATTCAAGGCCTCAGACTTCTCTAGAGGTAGTATTGACATTGCACAATTTGATGATTGGGGTTCAAAGAAGTTCTTGGATAAGAACGGATTTATCCTTGTTTCAAATGAAGGTGCTGGTCAGATTACCCCTACAACAGTTCAAGCAAAAATTGATCAACATAAGCCTGATATTGTTATTCTTGACTATCATCAATTGTTTGCAGATTCAAATAATTCAAAGGCTCCAACAGAACGTAACATGAATATCTCTCGTGAGTTTAAGATGCTTGCTATGAGAAATAATATTCCTGTTATTGATATTACTGCTGCAACTGCAGAAGAAACAGCAGACCATGATTCTCCACCAATGCTAAATCAAGTTGCTTGGTCAAAGGCAATTGAGTATGATGCTGATATGGCTATTGCAGTTCATAAAAATCCTGATTCAAATATCATGGAAATTGTTAGTCGTAAGAATCGTCATGGTACAGAGTTTGGCATGTATTTAGATTGGGATCTAAATCGGGGTATTGTCAAAGAAGTTTACGATATTCCAATAACTTAATATTTATGTAATGTTCACCCAACTTGATATAATTATCAAGAAAGATTGGTGATCATGTACCCACGCAAGATACATGACTTTTGGATTAGCGGAACCATTAAAGATGACTCTAAATTCCAAAGCTCAAGGGAAAACTATGAAAGGCTTTTAGTCCAGCAAATGCGGGACAAAGGTTATGTTCCTGTCCTTGACATGCAGCCTCAGTTTAATGTAAAATATAATGAAGAGAAGGATCACTATACTTTCAATTTGGTTATGTACGGAATATATTTGGGCAAAGCCAAAGCGTTACAGTATGAAGGTTTCTCTGGTCAGAGTTTAATACCTAAAGGATAAAAAATGTCAGATGCATATACTAAAGCGGATCTCCGCTCTATTTTGCGTTCCTGTGGAATTGAGATAGTTTCCCAAACAGGAACAGACTTTTTATGTTTATGCCCATTTCATCATAATACAGACTCTCCAGCATTTGCAGCAAGTTATTCAAAAGGCTTGTATGTATGCTATAACCAAAACTGTAATTCGTCTGGCACTATCTTAGACCTAGTTATGAAACTTACTCAAAGAAATAACTTTGAGGCTATGAGATTTATATCTCAGAATAAACTATCATCTGCAGATTTACTTCAAGAAGAGTTAATAGACTTACTTGATGAAAAGCCAGAGTTTATTGAATTCCCCCAACTGACTCTAGACAGTCTGTATGGATATCCAAAGAATAATCCTGATGCACCTGAATCAGTTGCATTTAGGAATTACTTACACTCCCGTAAAATTACTGATGAAGCCATAGACCATTTTAGAATAGGTTGGTCGGGCACACAAAAGATGTTTACAGTTCCACTTCATTCACCTGACGGAATACCTGTTGGTATTATTGGCAGATCAATTGAAGGCAAAGCTTTTAAGAATAGTCCAAATCTTCCACGCAATAAAACTATGTTTAATATCCATAGGGCAAAGCGTGAAGGTGGAACTATTATCGTTGTTGAATCTAGTCTTGATGTTATTCGTTTATGGCAGGCTGGTTATCCAAATGCTGTGGCAACTTTAGGTGGAAGTATTTCAGATACCAATGTTCAGTTATTAAATAAATATGCATCTACCATTATTATCATGACAGATAATGACGGGGCTGGTAAAGCTTTAGGTAACACTATTGCTAATAAACTAAATAGAAAGAATGTCATGTGGGCCAGATATAACTATGATGTTGTATACCCTCATGGAGCAAAAGATGTTGGCGATCTTACAGATGAAGAGATTAAACAATGTGTGAAGAATGCAATTCCACACTTTGAATATGCAAATTTGTAGTAGACAAAGACACCTAAAAATGATATAATAAGTACACAGGACAGGTTAATGTCCGATATACTAAGGAGAAATAATATGGGAATAGTAAGAGGATTAAACGCACTAAATCAACAAATGGAAAAGTCAGAGTATTCCGAAGAAGGTCAAAAGGGTACTTGGCTAAAAGTAAATGATGGTCAATCAGTAAAGATTCGTTTTTTGCAAGAGATTGATCCAAATT